TGCAGTTGCTCTCTCATCATCATCTCCCTAAACCATCTCGGTGAGTGGGTTGCCCTGGTCATCGTAGACACCGTCTACGCCTTCATGGCAGTAGGCATCTGTGCCAGCTACCTTGTGCATGTAGCCATTGGAGTACTTGTTGAAGCCTACGCCGTGCTTCTCACAGTGGTGTTCCTGTACCACCGGAGCTGCTGGAGCGGCTGGGGCTGGCTCTTCGGCTACGGGTTCCGCGTTGTCATCGGCGTATACCGTGATGTCTACGGCTTGGAAGTTATTGTAGATCTCGTCCCTCCAATAGACCCACATCGCGAAGTTCGGGTTCCCATCGTCATCCCACATGTCAGGGAGTTTGCTCTCCAAGGCCATGAGGATGTTGTTACAGTTGCCCTTGATCTGCCCGTAGTTGCGGTCAGCGTACAGGTTGTACGGTGCGGCAGGGTCATAGTGTCCACCGTTGCCGTTGGCCGTGGCGTTGCCGCCGGGGGCTGGCACGTTGCCGGTGTTGCCATTGTTGCCGCTGAACGAGTCGCTGTTTCTAGCGGCCTCGTCTTCCTTTCCCGGCCAGATGCTCTGGTTGTTGGGCATCGTATTCATCTGCCCAGATTGTTCTACGATCTTGGTGATGTAGTAGTTGTTCATCCAGTAGTGTGTACCGGAGTGCTTCCCGCCCTCTTGCTTGTTCTTCAGGGACCGGAACGCTACCTCCACACGGTGGATACCTCGGGTTGGTTCATCGGGGATCGAGCTTTTATCGATGTAGACATGATCCACAAACTTCTTTTCCACGTTAGTCCAAGGGAACTGGACTGTGAGATGCCACTGTGGCCCGTTGTTACCATCAGCTTCATCGATAGCAGTTATGTTGGCGGTAGTCTCGAATGTCGCAGATCCGGTGGTCATGCTTTCACTTCCTTGTTCCAGTATTTGCCTAGCCTGACCTGGCAGCCAGGGCACTGCTTCGGTTTCTCGGTGCGTGGCTCCCACTCGTGGGCACACTTGGGGCACTTCAGGAGCTGCACCGTGGTGGTCTTCGTTATGTGTTCAATGTCTGCCATGTCGTTGTTCTCCATAGGGTATCAGGTTGAGCCACTATTATATAGTAGCCAACGTCAGTAATCAAGGGATGCGTGGGTCATCTAAGGGATCGGGCGGCGGCTCGTTACCGGTGCCGTCGCAATGGGGGCAAGCTATCTCGGCGGGAACCGCTCCCCAACGAGAGGGCTCTATGTTGCGGACCTTACCGCCAACATCGGTCACAGAGTGTACGTCAACGGTGCATTGGCCGTCGCACCAGAGGCACACTGCTGGCTCGTCCGGTGGCTCGGTTGCTGGCTGGGGAAAGTGCATGGTCATGGTTAGTCCTCGTCTTCGATGGTGTCTACCAGAGCCTCGGTGACGGTACATCTCTCAGACACGGCTTTCAGTAAATCGTCTATCGGCCAATCAGCCGGTGTGACCGTGACTTCTCCACCGAAGTCAATATCTGTGACATAGCCCTCGATCTTGATGCGGTATACCTTTATGGTCATGGTTAGTCCTCGTCCAGTTCTAGATTTTCTTCGCTTGCTAGCTTGTAGTGCAGTTCCCAGGTGGCACCGCAGACGGTGCAGGACACGGGTAGGAACCCTTTGTCAGTGTCAGTAGTGATCAGTTCAAAGCGTTGCTCTTTGACCTCGACAAGCTGGTCCAGCTTACAGTTGGGGCAATTAGTCGCTACTAACATTGATCGACTAGCTCCTTTAATTCATCAAGGCTCAGTGTGATATGGCCTGCTTGCCATAACTTGGCCCGGAGTTGCCGGACCAAATCGGTCCCGTTGCTGTTGACCGCTCGCATAGGTACGGGTTCGGCTGATGCCATGATGAGTTGCCAAGTCGCTTCGGTCATGCTTCCTCCGCTACGCTAACTATTGCCCGGACATTAGATGAGAATCTGTTAGCATTCTGATTGATACGAGGCTTGGTGAATTTGTATTGGACCTCCCGTAATCCTTGGCAATTACGCCGAGTGCATCGCCATAAGACGGTAGCTCCCAGCATGGGCCGTTTGATGTCTGGGTTCGGAAGCATCGTCACTGTTACCATGACCCAATCGTGGTCATGTAATGTGATCGGCTCTCCATCAGCCGTGTACGCATTGCGGTCCTTTCTCATTCTTCGCGTTCTCCCTTCTCCACTAAGTAGTCGTGAATTTCGCGTCGGTAGTCCATCAGTACCCCTTCCGATGGGGATTCCATCGGGTCCGGGGTGTGGTCTGGTACTTCCTTGTTACCAAATTCCCGGCATCGGCTCACGTTCTTGCCGTGAGCATGTCTTCCCCAGTGCTTGGGGATGCACCGCGTATGGATCGGGGCATCCCCCGTAAACACTGGCTTGCCGCAACATCGGCACCGGTACTTTGCTGGCATTTCCACCTCCTTCCGGGTTGGTTCATGTATTCGACTAGCTAATGGTAGCACATGGAATCCAGGGATGTCAACTCCCCTCTTCCTGGGCGTCAGTGCTGGCATCTTCGTTAGGTTCGCACCGGCACTCCCCCCAGATTTTGTAGCACCATTTTGGCGTCTGGAGTACCACTGATTCCGGGTATATCGGCACTGCACCACAATCCGGGCACAACTCCACGTTCTCAGGTGGGATCATCTCGCACCTATCCTATAGAAGCACCAGATGCACAGCACAGGTAGCGGGGTCTTCGGCAGTGGCCCCTTGCATCGTGGGCAGTTCATCATTACTTGGCCCCCTTTATGAAGCGTTCGTTGATAATCTCGATCAGGTTGGCGCCGTGTTTCGCTCGAAGTTTCGCTGCGAGATCCGGGGTAAATTTCATTGCCGGCTTGAAGGTCCGCCACTCGTTGGCGCCGTCACCTTCGAGGCGTATCAGGGTGTTGCGGCCACAAGCGCGGCGCAGTTGCTGTTCTAGGGCTATCCGCTCCACTTCTTCGCCTATCCACAGTTCCGCGTCCATCGCCATCGGCCCGAAGCCACGCTCTATAGCCCACTCGTCTTCGACAGGGACAGGCGGCATGGCCTCGGTCCAAGCGTCAAACGCCTTCTGGAATGCCGACTCCCCGTGGTTACGGTCAACGTAGCGGACCATATGGCTACCGCCGCCGCCGTCGTTCTCTACATGGGCGGCCAGCTTGCCGTCTATCCATAGTTCGGCATTGAATGCCGTTGTCTCACGGGACATGCCATCGTATACCTTGACCTTGCGCAATTCTGCGTTCATCTTCGCCACTTCCTTATATAGTTTGATCGTGGGATCAGGGAAATCCGGGGAATTCCTGGTTTGGCTAGGACGATGCCCAGCCAACGAATAAGTACTCGCCCGTCTTCAGTTCGATAGCCAGCGACGGCCCCCATTTATCGTTGTAGACCTCGAACATGGCAGCGATGGGAAGCTTTGGGTATTTGGCCTGTACTGCGTCGGTCTTCGGGTTGCCGTCGTCGTCAAAGCCGATGCGACTCATGTCTTTGACGGCCTGCACCATTGTCTTGGCCCTCATACCCTTGGGCCGTGGGAATTCAACCATGCTGTACTTCTCTGCGATGGTCCCGCTATAGCCGCCGTGGCCGTGATTGTGTCGGGCATTTGCGGCCACCTTATCGAAGGCTATCTGGGCCGTTTTGCCCCTGCCAACGTTCATGTACTGATCTGCGCCCATGTTGCCACTTCCTATAGATAAGTTCTGACGGTTTCGGCCACTGCTAGGCCATTGTCAGCACAGTCAATCACTGTGGACCGTCAAGGGCTATGAGTTGGCGGCGAAGACCGCCTGTGCGAAGCCCCGTGGCGTTGCGCTTCGGATGTTCTTTGTGCGGAGGGATTTACCGCCAAGCTTCCAATGGAGAGCGGAATAGTTGAGGCCGTTACGGTCCTGATACTTGACGGGATCCACGGGCCGCTTTGCTGGCATCACAAACCCGTTACCGGTCCAGAGACAGGTTTTCTTGGTATAAGCGTCACGGGCTGGGATTATGTCGGGATATGGGCTGGTGTCGTCTTCGGGAAGGTAGCCGCCGAAGTCACAAGGCTGGAATATGTAATCGGGCTTGCGCCATTCGCTGCTGATAACTGAGATGGGGTTCTCTATGGCATAGGGCACACCGTAGGCTTCGCCGATATCACGGGCCATATACACAAGGGCCATAGCTTCGGCCCTATAGTTAGGGTTGGCGGCGGCCTTGGCTTGGAAGTGTCGCGCCCCTGATATAGCTAGATGGGTACACGCAGGGAATGAAAAAAGCATCTGCACATCGTAGGCTTCCATGATCCGCGCTATGGGTTCGGCCCATGTGGACGCATCGCCGCCGATTGTGTACTTGCGGCCTTGCCCGTTCAACCCGTCTGGGTGTTGCATATCAAATTGGAATGTGTGGTATTTAGCATCGGCCCACGGGCGCACAGCGGCACCCGTTAGATCAAACAATGAGATGATAGCTTTGGGTTTATTCATTAGTTCGCCTCTGCGCTTAGAATCTTGCGGCCACGGTCCGCGGTTCGCGTGATGTAGTGGTGATAGCAACTATTGATGGCGCGTAGCTTGTGATATGTGATGTGGACCGCGGCCATGCTTTGGCATGGCACGTCGGGCGTCCACTGCGCCATTTCATCACTGGCAAGAGTAGCTTCGCATGGGATATTTGATTGTGTAAGCCATTGAACGTTTTGCATGGTTTCTTTCCTTTATGCCTTGTAGGCGAATTCTATGTTTTCGGCTTTGAGAGTCTTGATTGCTTGGCTAGCTTTCGAGCCTTTAGCTTGTTGTCCGTGAATCAGTAAAGCGAAGCTATCGCCACCATTCAAGGCGTGTGATTCGTCATGGTCTATTTCAAGCCCGAGGGCGTCGGCTTCGCTTGGATGCATAACGACTGTGGCGGATTTTAGGCTGTATTCCTCGATTAGGTAATCAAGACGCCCGCCTTTACTGGCGTTCAAGTTGAGATTGCTAGGAATTTCACCTAGACGATTTACCCAATAGATGAGCGATTTTGTGTAGGCATAAAATCGGATATTGGGATTCATCCTAGCAATGGCTAGCACGCTATCGAACATGCGTTGATTGAAAAAGTCGCCGTCAATCCCAAAGCGAATTATGTCGGTGTTCTTTGGGATGGCGGCTTGGAATAGGTCCACCATATCCTCGACAGTTTGACAGGCTCTAAGGGCATCAAAGTTGAGCCAAGCCGCGTTACGAGTGTTAGCAAATACAGCCTCGAGGCTAGCTTGAAAGCATCGGAATTGCATCTGTGGTCCATCTGTGATTTTGCCCGTGATTCTGTCGGCTTTTGACATACAATCTTGAGCGAACGGGCATGACCAACCCGCTGGTAAACTGAAACCATATATATTCGGCTTGCGCCCGTATTCTTTGGCTAGCAATTCGCGCAATCTTTTAAGCTTGGCATTCGCGGGCTGAAATTTTACGGCTGTCATTACTTCGCCTCTTTCAAGATATTGGCAAGATGTAGTTCGCGGATCAATTCACGCGCCCATTCTTCGGCGGCTTCGGGTTTGGATACTTGCTGATACGCTATAGCTTTGGCTAGGCATTTTGATAGTTTGCTACGGTCAATCTGCATTATTCGTAATCCTCTACAGCTTCAATCTCTAGCAATTCGGCTTCGGTCCAGTCTATGAGTTCGTCTGTATACATTGGTGGGCCTCCCTTGCTCGTGTTTGTTTGTGACTTGGTCATAGTAGCAAGGGATAAAGAGAATGTCAAGCGTTTTCCAAAATTGCCCAAAATTGCTAGTGTTTCGTGCCCAGGGCACGAGTATCCGGGCCCGAATTAGTCGTGATATAATGCCAGTGAAGCCGCTAATATGGCGGCTTACGACGTGAACCCGTGGAAGTAATACGGGTTGATCCAAGCAATGGAACAATACAGGCTTGGATTGCGTGATGTGTAGTAGGACGCTATAGGCAGCTAATAGTTGCTGAACGGGTTGGCGGACTGCCTGATATAGGCAGTGGCGTAGCACATCGGCTATCAATCAACCAGTTGATAGTTAAGCGCGAAAACGTGAATAACAAAAACGACATGGGAAGTTTTGTAACTATGGGCCTAACTACGAAGCAAGAACTATTCTCTAAGCTTGTTGCTTTGGATGGTTTGAATCCGTCCGAAGCTTATAGACAAGCTTACGATACCAACCCGAAGCTTCAATCCTCAATCCATGAACAATCCTCGAAGCTAATGAGTAACGACAAGGTTGCAACTAGGATTAAAGAGTTATCAGAGGCTGTAACGAGTAAATTAGTCTGGAACAAGGCTGAAATAATGAATCAGCTAGCCATAAACGTAGAAGCTAGTCGTGAAGCTAATCAATTCGCAGCTAGTAACAGAAGCCTCGAGTTATTGGGAAAAGCAGTTGGCAATGTATTCGAGGCTGATACAGTGGCTGTATCTGGTACTGTGAGCGTGATCCATAGCCTTTCCGACGCTCAATTGGATCAACTGGTAGCACTAGCATCTGAGCCCGTGGCTGTGGATGCTACAGGCTCAATTGAAGCTAGCTACAAGCTACTAGATCCCGAAGCTAGCTAGGCTCAGAAACAATGTACCAGCGCGCCCCGGAACCTTAAATCGGGCGCGGGGGTACCCTGAAACCGCACGGGGGCGGGGTACTGGTACGGTTATGGGTCACACAGCGGCTCCTGTGAGTATCTGAAAAGCGCCTCCTGCCACAGTCTCAAAAGCCGCTCCTGCTCCTGCTTCTGGCTTATCCGTTTCTGTTTCTTCAAAGGCTGTTCCAAAAATACGCATATGATTATTTTTAAAAGGCGGTTTTGACGGAGTAACGAAGTATGGTTGATATTGATCTGGCTGCCTTGGGTTTGAGTGAAGAAGAGAAGGCACAGGTAGCTGTATTAGCCAGTTACGAGAGGGCTAGGCGGTCTTATGAGCGGTTCGTCCCTTATGTGAAGATCTCGGAGAGTGGTGAGGGGATGGTCCCGCTGTT